TCATGATCGACACGTGTCGATGATAACCGATGCGGATCGATCACGGCCCCTGAAGTTCAGCGAGACGGCGTGCGGGTGTCGTCCAGCCCAACGTCTTGCGGGGTCGGGTATTGAGTTGGTGAGCGACAGCGTCGAGGTGGGCGCGGTCGTAGCCGCGCAGGTCTGTGCCCCTGGGGAAGTACTGGCGCAGCAGCCCGTTGGTGCGGTCATGGTCTCGACCAGGGCGTCGCGGAACGTCTCGGCACCCCGGTCGGCCGGCAAGTGGATCAGCATGCAGAACCGGGTGGTGCGCTCGACCAGGGTGCCGATGGCGGACTGCTGACCCTTGCCGATGATCAGGTCGCCCTCCCAGTGTCCTGGAACCGCCCGGTCGACGGCCTCGGCGGGCCGCTCGCTGATCATCACCATCGGGTCGCGGTAGCGGGGCTGGCGTGCCTGGGCCATCCGGCGGGGCTTGCGCATCGCGCGCCCGGTGCGCAGTGCCGCGACCAGGTCCCGGCGCAGCTGGCCGCGGCCCTGGACGTAGATCGCCTGGTAGATCGTCTCGGGTGACACCCGCATCTCCGCCCGGGCCGGGAACTGGAGAGTCAGCATCGCCGAGATCTGCTCCGGGCTCCACCGGCGAGACAGGTGCGCCTGCACCATGCCGTGCAGCTCGACGTTCGCGTGCAGCTTGCGGATCTTCGGGCGCGGCCGGCGGGCCGCGGCGCGCTCGTTGGCGGAGTGCGGGCGGTAGTCGCCCGTGCGCGGGTGGGCGTTCCGCGCGACCTCGCGGCTGACCGTGGATACCGACCTGCCGAGCTCGGTCGCGATCGACCGCAACGACCGGCCTGCTCGCAGAAGGTCAGCGATCACCAGCCGCTCGTCCAGCGACAGGTACCGACCCGACGGACATGACGAAACAGCCCGGCCTACCCCCACTCGATGTGGAGGTAGGCCGGGCTTGTTTCGCGTGGGTGCGGTGCCGTTGCGCCACCGCTTGCCGGTACGGGTGTTGATCCCGACGACTCGGCACGCCTCTCTGCTGCTGTAGCCCTGCGCCATGAGCTGGAAGTATGCCGCCCGCTCCCGGTCCAGCTGCTTCCTGCCCTGCGGCGCACGGTCCGCCCTGATCTCGAACTCCATCGCGTCCCCGAACCTCGGGTGTTGCGACGACCGCTAGAACTCAAGCGAAGAGGACGGGGGCGCTGCCGCCTGGCAGGTGACTGGCGGCGGAACAGGGGGTTGCACGCCGGCCACCCACGGCCACGGTACGCCTGGGCGAGCGAAGTTGGCGGCTGTCGCGAGCTGCGCCCAGGCGGGTGCTACTCCGCCCGGTGATGTGGACCTTCGGCGCGGGGCCGGGTCGACTCGCCGGCCGTGGTGATGGCCGCGGCGCCGTCGTCGGTCACGCGCGCGTAGGTCGGGGCGGCCGCGGAGCCGAGCACCAAGCGGGTGAGCCAGTCGGGCAGGCGCGGCTCGAGCCACCGGGCGATCGCGTACCAGGCCGCGATGGCGACGGTCACGAGCGCGCCGAGGACGACCTCGGACTGCAGCAGGGTGCTCAGGGCGGTACCGACGTCGCCGGGCACCCGCGGGGCGAGCCAGGCCAGCAGCGCGGCCACGACGGTGCCCCACGCGGCGGGCACGGCGGTGCGCAGCAGGGAGGCGCCGTAGTCACCGAGCGACGTGGCGCCGGCGGAGGGACGGACGGTGGGCAGGGACGAGCTCATGGGGTACCTCCGGTGGGTCGGGGCGGAATGGGCTGGCCGCAGGCGATGAGCGCCTGGATGAGCACGGCGTTGTGCGCGTCGGACGCGTCGCGCTCGACGCGGTAGCGCGCAGCGGCGGCGCGCTCGCGCTCGGCGTCCTCGATCGCCGCGTCGCGCGAGGTCCTCATGTACTCGAACTGGTCGTCGCGCTCGGCGCGCTTCTCGGCTGCCTGCTGCAGCTGCTGCTCGCGCGCGCGCCCGGCGCGTGTGGCGCGACCCGCGAGCCAGGTGCCGAGAGCACCGATCGCCGCGACGAGGACCGTGGCCAGGGCGGGGTCGAGCTGCTGGGCCACGGGCCTCACCCCTCGGTGCCGGCGGGGTCCACCCGGATCAGGTCCTCGAACGGGTTCCGCAGGGGGTCGCGCAGCATGGTCAGGTCCTTGGCCGCGAGCGCGGTCCAGACGATGACCCCGGACCAGCCGACGAGCGAGCCGGTCAGGATCGACCAGCCGAACCCGCCGACCCACATCGCGGTGACCACGACGGACCCGGTGAGCGCGTGCCGGGCGGACTCCTCGCTGCCGGTCACCGCGGCGCGCACGGCGACCAGTGCGACGAGCACGAACGCGGCGCCCCACGTGATGAGCGCGGCGTCCGGGGGGACGGGGAGCACGGCCTTCACGCCGTCGTAGGACGGCGAGGTGAAGTCTCCGGGGCGCACGACGCACATCAGGCCGAGCAACAGGTGCCGCAGCGCGCAGATCGTCATGTACGCCCGGGCGCGTGGGGTCATGCGGCTGGCGGGCACGTCAGGCACCCGGCGGGGTCTGCGCGGTGAGCGTGCGCTCGAGGCGGATGAGGATGGTCTTGGCGTCGGCGAGCTCCTGGCGCACCGAGACGGGGTGCCCGTCGCGGTTGATCGGGGCGAGCAGGTCGTCCACGAGCTTCGCCTCGAGGCGCATGATCACCGTCTTGCAGTCGGCGATCTCCTGGCGCAGGGACACCGGGGTGCCGCCACGGTTGATCGGGCTGACGGCCTCGGCGATCGCGGCGAGGCTGCGCTGGATCGGCCGGCCCGCGTCCTCCATCGAGGGACCGCCGTTGAAGACGGCGTTGTAGATGGCGTCGATCTGCTGCTCGGCCTTGGCGCTCAAGGTGTCCTCCGCGATGGGTCGGGGTGTGGTGAGTCCGGGGGTGGGCGTGACGCCCGGGATGACGGCGTGCCCGGAGGAGACGGTCTCGGGGGACTGCAGGTCGACCCAGTGCCAGGCCTCGTTGACGGCCCGGCCTTCGGCGTTGGACCAGCCGAGCGGGACGAACACGGACGCGAACTGCGCGTACCGGGCGCCGGTGAACCCGCCCAGGCCGGTGACGTCGACCGCCCGGCCCTTGCCGTGGTTCGAGGTGCCGGGGACGGCCGCGGCGGCGGCGGGCCGCCCGTCGGACCTGCGGTACCGGAGGCGGACGTAGCGCACGCCGTTCCACCAGCGGACGTCGCCGTGGTAGCCGCCGCCGGTCTTGGCCGGGACGTACCGGTCGAGGAAGGTGGCGATCTGGACCGCGAGCTCGCGGTAGGCGTCCGACGGTCCGCTCGGCGCCGGCCGCCACCCGAAGCGGCGCTCGACCTCCGCACAGCCGCGCGCCCACGACGCGGCGGGGCCGGCCAGCAGCCGGGCACCGTTGCCGGCGATCGTGACGAGGTCGCCGGCGGGGATCGCCCCGTTCGTCACCACGGCGGCATCACCGCGCAGGTGACGGGTCGGGGCAGCCGAAGGCTTGGCATCGCAGGTACTCCCATCCGTCGAGCGGGTGATCAGGTCACCGGTCCCGCCACCACGCGACGGGCCCGGTTGTACGGTGTGGACATGCAGATCAGGGGGGCGGTCATCGGGGCGAGCGTCGCGCTCGCGCTCATCGGAGTCGGGGGCGCCGCGGCGGCGATCGCCAACGCGCAGGGTGGTGCCGAGCCCAGCCCGGTCGTCACGACCGCCGCACCCACGGCGTCACCGACGTCGAGCCCTACACCGGACCCGGAGCCCGCGGTCATCCCGACGCCCGAGCCCGCGGCCGTCGCCCCCGCCGTCGAGGCCCCGGCGCCCGCGCCCGTGCCCGAGAAGGCCGCACCCGCACCCGCTGCACCGGTGCAGCCCGCCGAGCCCGTGCCGGACCCGGCGGCCCTGCCGCCCGAGCCGCCGCTGTGCCCCCTCCCACCCGAGGGCTACACGGGGGTCCTGCTCAACGGACGCGTCCCGCCGACTGACGGTTCGGTGTGCACGACGGGCAACGGCTACTCCGACGGGCATGGGAACTGGGTCGAGGTGCCCTGAGCTGGACCTCGCCCGGGAGAACTTCCGGCTGGATGTCACACCCGGGTCCGTCGCGGATCGGCGCTAGCGGAACCAGAGCAACGTCCCTGAGACCCGGCCTCGGTTGTTGATGTCGGCGGCGAGCACGACCGGGAAGTAGACCTGCACCGAGACGATGAACGCCTGCCCCGGGCCGAGGCCGGTCAGCAGTCCGTCTGTCGTGGCGACGTCCTGCTGCCCCAACCCGGCGGCCACCTGCTTGGACGACTGCTCGCCCGGCGCACCGTTGATCAGCACACGGCCGGCGAGGTAGCCGCCGGCCGCGCTGTTGTTCTGTGCCCGGTAGTAGCCGTTCGCGGCGATCACGCACTTGGTGAAGCCCGCCGGGACCGCGACCGTCGCCGCGGCCACGGTCGTCCACCCGTTGACACCGAACCCGGCGGCCGAGCCCGTGAACCGGTCGGGCACGACGGGGCTGGCCAGGGCGTCGTTGTCGATGATGCCGGCGGGCAGCGAGAGCGTCCCCTCGATGCGGGTGGCGCCCGTGACGAGCAGCTGCGAGGCGATCGTCAGCCCGCCCTTGGAGGCGAACACGTCCGCGGCCGAGAGGATGTTCGCGCCCGTGAGCTGGCTCAGCAGCCGCTCTATCCGCCCGATCCTGGCGAACAGCGCGTCCAGGCCGCGTGGTGTCGCAGCGAACTGCGACGCCTGCGGGGAACCGTCCCACTCACTCACCGGTCATCACCTCACGTCCATCGTCGGAGCCATGTCGACCTTCACCTGCGGGCCGAGGTCGCCGGAGAACCCGGTGATCCGGGTCCGGTAGAAGCCCGCCGCGAGGTACTGCGAGAGGTACAGGTGGTCAGCCGGCACCCAGACCTTGCACCAGTCGCCGGCCCGGTACGTCCCGAGGCTGGGGTTGCGGTCGCCGCGCACCGTCAGCGACCAGGTGTTCCACGGGCGCATGTGGGTGATC